TATGAAAAAATGACATTAATTGAGTACGGAAGAAAAGAAAAAGCACTCGGCAATTACAGGTCCCTTAATGAGATCTGGGGAAGTATAGCACAGGAGCTTGGGGTTTCTACTCCACTTGTGAAATTGTGGGCGCATAAACAGAGGAGAGTGGCTGACATTCATGTGATTAACCTGGAGAAAGCTACTGGCGGAGAAGTTGCGCGTCATCACACCAGGCCAGATATATATCCACCGGAGGAAGCTTAATGAAAACGAAAAGAGATTCGATCGTTTTCTATAGATCTTTTTATGAAGCTGCTAAAGCTTTGGATGATCACCAGGAGCTCGAGCTTTACAGGGCGATCTTTGAGTTTGGCTTGGATCATAAGAATGCTGATATGGGACCGATGGCAGCTGCAATGTTTAAGCTGATCCAACCGCAGCTCGAAGCCAACTATAAGAAATGGCAGAACGGAAATAAAGGTGGAAGGCCAAAGCAAGAAGAAAGCGAAGAGAAACCTAAAAATAACCAAAAGGAAACCAAGAACGAACCTAATGTAAATGTTAATGATAATGTTAATGAAAATGATAATGCTAATGTCTTTATTAGGTTGCAGCTCAATGATAAATCCCTCTTTCCAATCTTTGAAGATGATCTCGTAAAGTATAGAGATCTTTACCCAGCTGTTAATGTGGAGCAAGAGCTGCGCAATATGGTGGGATGGATCGATGGCAATCCTACGAAACGTAAAACAAAAACTGGGATCAAGAAGTTTGTCAATGCCTGGTTATCTAAAGAACAGGATCAAGGCGGGCGAAGATCTCCAGGAGTAGCAAAGAGAGCTGGAAATCAATTATTGAAGGAGTACGCGAGATGATGATCGCAGAAGAGAAAAAAACAGCAGCAAGAGCTATATCAACTTTGAAAGTGATGTTCCCTTCTTTTGCTGCAAAGATGGATGATGATGAAGAATGGATGAACTTTTTAATCGAGGAGTGGTCCAAGGGTTTATCTGGGATCCCCATGGTGGATGTATTACATGGGATCGAACTGGTGAGAAGATCTGGATCAGAATTTGCACCATCCCTTCCTAAGTTTATTGAATATTGTGGCGGGCGACCAAAGCTTAACAAAGGCCTGGAGGATAAAAGAGAAACCACAAAAGACTATGCTCAGATGTGGATGAATGCTGATGATAAAGGCAAGTATCGTTTCTTTTTTGATCATCCTAAAAGTGAAGTACCTGGTTATGTCCAGGTCTGGTTCAAGAACTACAACAAACAGCATCGAGGTTGGACCAATCAAGAATCGCAGATGATGATTAATTTTCATTGTCAACCGCAGTGGCTAGATATTAGTGACGATGAGCAAGAAGCCAGGAGAGAGAAGATCGAAAAAATGAAAGACGATCACCAGAAAAACATTATTAATTATTTTATGAATAGGAGAAGCGCATGAGCGACGAGCTGAAGAAAGCATTGTTGGAGATTAGAAAAAGAATTGAAGAATCTGAAAAGCATTCTGGAGTTTGGCCAGATCCTTGGCAAGTAGATCTTGAAGAGTTGATCGCAAAAACTACAGTGCCAAAGAAGCCTGGGAAAAAATAGTGGCAGATGTTGAGCACCAGGTCCAAAAAGCAATATGTGATTATTTAGATCTTCAAGGCATTTGTTATTGGGCAGTTCCAAATGGTGGCAGCAGAAATCTGAGGACCGGGACAAAACTGAAGAGAGAAGGAGTTAAGCCTGGTGTCCCAGATCTAACGATCGTTCACTCTGGCAGATATATTGGTTTGGAAGTTAAAAAGCCTAAAACAAACTCTCCGAAGGGAAGGTTAAGCAAAGTCCAGGTTGAATTTCATGAAAGGATCAGAGCTGCGGGCGGTCATGTTGAAGTTGTTTACTCTTTGGAAGATGTAATAGAAGTGATCAATCGTTTGATGATCAGTGTGGATAAAGAATATAAATTTATAGAGGATCAGTGGTGGGCAAAAGTATGAACCAATTAACAGTAAAGCAAGAAAAGTTTTGCAAATCCTATATTGAAACAGGAAATGCAAGTGAAGCTTATAGGCAGAGTTATGACTGTCAAAAAATGAAAGGAGCTTCGATAAATAGAAATGCAGTAGCGCTTCTCGATAACACCAAGATTGCAACAAGAATCGGTGAGCTGCAATTAACGCTACAAAAAAAGTTTGAGGTGACTGTCGAATCACTATCAAAAGAACTTGACGAGGATCGGCAATTAGCTAGATCCCTGGGCCAACCTGGGGCAGCTATATCAGCTTTAAACGTCAAAGCGAGGATCCATGGACTAGATAAGCAAGTCATGTCTAATGATCCAGAGAACCCAATGCCAGCAACTATACAAGTGGAGATATTAAGAAATGAAAAGAGTTAAGCCTTTGATCAAACAACCAGTGGATTATCCAATCGAAGTGGAAGTCCATAAGCAACCCATAAACAAACTTTACCTTGGGATCTTTCTAGGTTTCTGGATTGGTTACGCTCCTTATATCATTCATCAAATGCAATGGCTTCGATAGAGCATACATGCAATGTTTGTGCCAGTGAATATGACGAAATGGATGGTGGAATCGAAGGTTACTTTGGGATCACTGAAGTAGCATTTTGTCCCTGGTGTTATCAAGCCATAGTAGATATGGTTCATTATCACGATCTCAATCATTATGACGACGACGAAGCTCCGCATACAAATCACTGAGAAGTTTGAACCCTTCTTAAATCCTCATCGATACAAAGTAGCACATGGAGGGCGAGGATCTGGCAAATCCTGGACGATCGCGCAGCTCTTGATCATGAGAGCTTACCGAGAAAAGACCAGGATCTTATGCGCCAGGGAGATCCAGAAGTCGATCAATGACTCAGTGCTGCTGCTCCTTGCTGATACGATCGAGCGAATGGGCCTGGAAGATTTCTTTGACATTCAAAAGACACAGATCATTGGTCGTAATGGATCCAGGTTTAGCTTTGAAGGACTCAGATCAAACATCACCAAGATCAAATCAATGGAAGGAATCCAGGTGGTATGGCTCGAAGAAGCAGAAAAAATCACTTCAGTCAGTTACGATACTCTTATTCCGACCATAAGAGCTCCAGGCAGTGAGATCTGGATCTCGTTTAATGCCCAGGATCTGCTGGATCCAACTTACCAAAGGTTTGTAGTCAATCCACCAGAAGATTCATACGTAGTCAAAGTCAATTACGTTGACAACCCATTTTTTCCAGAAACTTTGGAGAAGGAAAGGGTACACCTGGAGAAAGTCGATAAAGCTCTATACAAGCATATCTGGCTTGGAGAGCCACTAGAAAACAGGAAGGGTGCCTATTATGCCAGGCAGATCGAAGCAGCCAGGGAGGACAACAGGATCACCAAAGTTCCAATTGATCCAGTGCTGCCGGTTCATTCATTCTGGGATCTTGGAATAGCAGACGCAACCTCAATCTGGCTGATCCAGAGAGCTGGCACTGAGCTGCGAGTTGTTGGTTACTATGAAAACAGCGGAGAAGGCTTACAACATTACATCAATTGGCTGCATGACTTTCGAGATACGCATGGCATCACCTTCGGAGATCACTGGGCACCACATGATATTCAAGTACGAGAGCTGACTACTGGTAAATCAAGAAAGGATCAAGCCAGGCAAATGGGGATTGTGTTCCGAGTCACACCGAATCTACCGATCATGGATGGCATAGAAGCTGCCAGGAGAATATTGCCTAGGTGTTATTTTGATGAGAATCGCTGCGCTGATGGAATCAGAGCTCTGAGTTATTACCGCTGCGAGTATGACGAGGACAAAAGAGTTTACAAGGATCGCCCACTACATGATTGGAGCTCACATGGAGCTGATGCCTTCCGATATTTCGCTGTCGCCTGGATTGATAAACGTCATGAAGGTATGAATGGTCCAGCTGTTCTCAAACAGGATTGGAAGATCTTTTGAGCTGGCTCAAGCACTCACTGATCGAAGATTGGAAGTATGACTTTGCTGAATGGTACGTTATATTCGAGCATGGTGATATGCCCTGGAAACTTGCCAAATTGCTTAAACCAGGCATTCGTCATGTGTGGGCAGTACGTTGGGATGGATTCAATTGGATCTCTTTTAATCCTAGGCTTGGCGGGACTGACATCCACGTTTTACCCTTTGGTCCACAACATAAGATACAAAATGTTGTCAGCGATACTAATTGTAGTGTTATAATCCACGTTAATATTCGTCGTGATAACACCAGGATCCGAAATCCCTGGCCAACACTTTGCACTTGTGTTGAGCAAACTAAGGCCTTGTTAGGGATTGGCGGTTTAAGAACCTGGCATATATACACCGCGAATCAATTGTATAAACATTTAATCAAGGAGCATCATGGGAAAAAGGAAAGCAGCACCAGCACCACCACCAGCTAAAACTAAAGCTGAAGTTAGGCAAGAGAAAGAAGATGTCAAACTTGACAAGCAAATTGCAGCTAGAGAAGAAGCTCGTAAACGTGCCAAGCAAGGACGCATGAGTCTGATCTCTGGTGATGAAAGAGGTATTTACAGCAACACCTTAGGTTAATATGTCTAAATTTAAGATCCCTAAAGAGCTGGGGACAGTTAAAGAACTGATAGCTCGATACGAAGCAGCTAGAAGCAGAAAGGATCCTTGGATCAATCATCTCAGAGAATGTTATGATTTTGCACTACCGCAGCGTGAAAACTTCTCCCTTCATACTCCAGGACAAAAAAAGAATGTCGACATCTATGACTCGACCGCAGTCATGGGAGTCCAGAAGTTTGCTTCAAGATTACAAGCTACTCTCATTCCGCCCTGGCGACAGTGGACCAAATTAGTTGTAGGATCAGAAGTCGTTGAAGATGAAGAAGAAGTCCAGGAGTATTTGGACGAAGCCAACGATATTTTATTTGATCACATTAATCATTCAAACTTTGCTACACAGGCACATGAAGCTTTACTAGATCTCAGCGTATCAACAGGCGCTTTGATGTTAGAGGAAGCTGAACCAGGTGGCGATTCATTATTACACTTCACAGCAGTTCCGCTTGCTGATCTCTATCCAGAAGAAGGACCAAAAGGATCTATCGAAACGATCTGGAGAGTTCATTCTGTACCAGCTAGGCACGTAGAAAGGATCTGGCCAGGCGCTGAGTTATCAGATGAAGCTGCAAGAAAAGTAAAAGACAAGCCAGATGCTAAGATCGATCTGATCGAAGGCACAGTATTTGCTCCAAAAGAGAACGCTTATTATCAGTGCGTGATCGAGAGAGAGCATCAAAAAGTGATATTTACTAGGTATTACGAAGTTTCTCCTTGGATCGTGTTCCGGGAAATGGTTGTACCAGGTGAGATCCTTGGTCGTGGTAGAGTCATGCAAGTATTACCCGCGATCAAAACAGTCAATAAAGTCAGTGAGTTTGCTCTTCGCAATGCTGCCCTGGCTATTTCTGGGATCTACACAGTAACTGATGATGGAGTTATCAATCCATATAACATCAACCTGGAGCCAGGTACAGCCATCCCGGTCGGATCTAACGACAGCTCAAATCCAACATTACGTCCCCTGGACAGAGCTGGTGACTTCAATGTATCTGAATTAGTCATGGAAGATCTTAGAGAAAGTATTAACAAATGTTTGTTTGCTGAACCTTATGGCGGTATGGACTCTCCAACAAAGACAGCAACTGAAATGTCATTGCGTGGTCAAGAGTTAGTCATGGATGCTGGATCAGCTTTCTCCAGGTTACAGACTGAATTTATCGAGAAGATTGTTAAGCGAGCTGTATATATCTTGAAGAAGAATGGCAAGCTTGGTGAGTTTAAAGTGGATGGTCGTGAAGTCACGATCAAGCATACTTCACCATTAGCCAGGGCACAGGATCAAGAAGATATGTTAGCAGTTCAGCAATACATGGAAATGGCTATGGCTCTTGGACCAGAAGTCTTTGCGTTGGGAACAAGGATGGAAGATATGCCGGCTTATATAGGTAAGAAGCTTGGTATTGATCAAGAGCTGATTAGATCGAAAGAAGAGAGAACGGAATTGCAAGCGCAAGCAACAGAAGCGATGCAAGCACAACAGGAGATGCAAGGTGGCGGAGAGCAGTTGGGATAAATTAGATTTAGATGGTAAAGAAATACAAAAAGCCAGGAAAGAGAACGAAGCCAAGTCGCATGAAATAGCGGGCCAGTTCCAAGAATGTTTTAGTACAGATGCGGGGCAATACGTTCTGGATCGGCTGAAATCTATTACGATTGATAAGCCAGTGCTAAATCCAAACTCGACACAATTCGGTGCCGGGATCAGAGAGGGCCAAAACAACATAGTTAGACAGATCATTGATCAGTTGTCTTTGGCAGATAAAAAATAAACATTGGAGATAATATGAGCGAAGAAACTTTGATAGACGAAAACCCAGTAGAAGAAACTACAACAGAAGAAGCTGCAACAGAAACAGTTGAATCAACTGAAGTCGAAGCAGCTGCGCCAGAAGATGGTGAAAAACCAGAATGGTTAAAAGATAAATACAAATCAGTGGAGGACCAGGCCAAAGCCTATGCTGAACTCGAAAAAAAGTTCGGAGGTTTCACTGGATCGCCAGAAGCCGGTTACGAAATAAAAGCACCAGAAGATCTGCCAGGCGAGTTCGATATGGAAGATCCGAGGATTGAATGGTTCCAGAATGTAGCGAAAGAAACCAACATGAGCCAGGACACTTTCGATCAAATGCTTCATGGCTTTGCAAGAATGGAAGTAGAAGCTAATGATCCAGAAGCTGCGAAGTCGATTGAGATCCAGGCACTAGGTAAAAATGCAAATGCCAGGTTAAGAGATCTTGGTGATTGGGGTAAAGGTAATTTGACTCCAGATCAATATGAAGGCTTTAAAGGTTTAGCAACGACAGCTGCCGGTGTTGAAGTATTGGAAGCTCTAATTGCTAAAACTTCTGAGGGCAAAATGCCAACATCTAACACAGTTAGAGCTCCTGGAATGAATGAAGCTGCATTAAAAGAAATGATAGCTGATCCAAAGTACAAAGAATCAGCAGCATTCCGACAAGAAGTAGCAGAAAAGTTTGAACAGTTCTATGGACAATAATAATAGTCGTCATAAAACCAAACCTTGGGCCTGGCAAATTGGTTATTTTTGTGCCAGGGATGGAAAGGATCATGATCTTATTTATGGGCCACAAAAGGTTATTGATGAGTTTAACGCGGGATATGAGGCATGGACAAATTTCTCCCAGGTTCACTGCCAATCTAAACAGGCTTGATAGCTCTCCTCATATTTCTCCGGCCTAGTTAGATACAAGTGGGATTGGTTGCCCTAAGTAACCACCAAAAAAAGATACAATTTGTTGCACAAGAAACGATTTGTAGCTTATAATCAGAGAAAATCCAGCCATTGGACACTTCTTTATAGAACCCAGCTAGGTAGGACTTCGGCCCGCATGGCGGACACCCGGCAAAAAAGGTAATTTTTTAACTAACTATAAAGGAGGACTTATGTCCGCAAATTTATCATCCGCTGCCCAACAGCTGTTTGACTCTGAAGTCAAGCACGTTTTCCAAACAAATGGTGGCCTAAAAGACACTGTCACTAATCGTAATGATGTTGTTGGTGACATTTATAAATTCAGAGCAATGGGTAAAGGCCTTGCCAACCAGAAGAACACATCAGCAGATGTTGTTGCAATGGGTATCTCTCATTCTTTGATCAACTGTACTCTAACCAACTGGAACGCGCCAGAGTACACAGACATCTTTGACGCTAAAGAAGTAAACTTCGATGAAAAGACTGAGCTACAGACAACTATCGCTGGAGCACTTGGTCGTCGTCGTGATCAACTTATTTTAGATGCAATGGACGCAGCTACTGCGGGTACATCAATTGCCCATGGTTCTGCGGGATTAACTCTAGCCAAGCTTATTACAGCTTCAAAATCAATGACTGATAAAGGAGTACCATCGAGCGATCGTCACATCGCAGTATCAGCAGCTGGTCTTGAGGATCTATTAAGTGTAACTCAAGTACAAAGCGCTGACTACAACTCAGTTCGTTCTTTGGTATCTGGTGAGCTAGACACTTTTATGGGTTTCAAATTCCACGTTATCGAAACACGCGCGGAAGGCGGACTAGACTTATCGTCTGGTGTTCGTGAAGGTTTTGCTTGGCATTCATCAGCAGTTGGACTAGCAACTGGAATGGAAATCACAGCGAAAGTTGACTGGGTTCCACAGAAAACTTCATGGCTATGTAATGGCATGATGAAAGCTGGTGCTGTTGTTCGTGATGCAGCTGGATTAGTTTCTATCAGCTGGCAAGAGTAATTAAGTTGTAACTTGAATGGTGGTATCTCATATAGGGGTACTGCCATTTTTTTTAAGGAAATATTATGGCAACATCAATTGAGATATGTTCTAACGCATTAAATTTGATAGGCCATGGCTCAATCGCTAGTTTCACAGATGGTGGAGCCGGAGCCAACATTGCAGATGCTTTATACGAAACAACTTATGAAGATCTGTTATCACAACATCGCTGGAGATTTGCTTCAGCTAAAGTCACATTAGCGCAGCTGACAGCTAAACCAGTTAATACCTGGGATTATGCTTACCAGTTACCCGCTGATTATATTATTGCAACGACAATTCATCCAAACATGGACTATGAGATCTTTGAGGATAAGCTGTACACAAATTCACAAACTGTTGATCTGGATTATGTTTATAAAGCACCAGAAGCAGAAATGCCCGCATACTTTCAAAGAATATTAGAGTACCTTCTTGCTTCAGTTTTTGCTATTGCGATCACTGACAACTCTAACAAAGCTGAAGAGTATCGTCGCATGTTTGACTACAACCTAAGAAGAGCCAGGTTCACAGATTCACAATCAAGGCCGACGAAAGCTATTGTCCATTCTCCATTTATTGAGGCTAGACAGTAATGGCAAAAGTTATTACGCTGCAAACTTCTTTTGTTTCTGGTGTACTAGATCCTCGACTCGCGTCCAGGACAGATATAAAACATTTCTACCAGGGAGCTGAAGTAGCTGAAAACGTAGTAACAATGCCACAAGGCGGTATAAAACGTCGTCCAGGATTAAAATATATTGCTAATACAGCGTCTAACAATAAAGCCAGGTTAGCTTCTTTTGCTTTTAACGTAGAGCAAACTTATTTAATGGTGTTTACTAATTTAAGTGTTGCAGTTTATAAAGATGGTGTTCACCAGGCAAATGTCACAACACCTTACACAACTGCTCAGTTATTTGAATTATCCTGGACACAATCAGCGGACACAATGATCCTGGTCCATAAAGATCATGCGCCAAGAAAATTAGTCAGAGGTGGATCACATACTTCCTGGACACTATCAACAATTAGTTTAAGTAATATTCCGCAGTTTAATTATGGATCTGGCAATGTAGATGTCTGGTCTAATGCAAAAGGCTGGCCAAAAAGTGCTACATTCTTCCAGGGACGTTTATGGTTTGGTGGATCACTCTCCCGCCCTCAAACTTTATGGGGATCTAAAACAAATGATTTCTTTAATTTTGATGTTGGCACTTCTTTAGATGATGAAGGAATCGATGTCACATTAGATACAGATCAAGTCAACGCTATTACAGCTGTTTATTCTGGACGACATTTACAAATCTTTACAACTGGTGGTGAGTTCTCTATGCAAGACTCTCCTATTACCCCATCAAAAAGTGCAGTAAGAAGAGAAACATTATTTGGATCTGGAGCAGTACCGCCTAAAAATATTGATGGTGCTGTTATCTTTGTAGATCGCACAGGTAAATCAGTCAGAGAGTTTTTATTTTCCTACAATGAAGATTCATATACAGCTGGCACTGTTTCATTATTGGCTTCGCATTTGCTTAATGCTCCGGTCGATATGGACGTATTAAAGGGTACTGCTAATGATGATGCAAACTACGTCTATTTCGTTAATGGCGATGGCACAGTAGGTGTTTACAACACGTTAAGATCTCAAGAAGTTAGTGGCTGGACTAAATGGACTACATCTGGAGAAATTGAATCAGTAGCAGTTGTAGTCGACGATGTTTACTTTGTAGTTAAAAGAACAATTAATGGATCAGTAGTTAGGTTCCTGGAGCAACTCGATTCCTCAACTTATACTGACGCAAACAAAACAGTAGTATTAGGATCACCAGGCACAGCAGTTACTGGATTAGCTCATCTAAATGGCCAAGAATCTCGCGTTAGAGCAGATGGAGAAGTTAGAGCAAACGCTACTCCAGGTTCTGGATCAATTACCCTGGCAGAAACAGCAACGAATGTCGAAGTTGGCCTGGACTACACAACGACAGTTACAACAATGCCGATCAACATGGACTTCCAGGATGGGCCAACACTGACCAGGAAAAAACGAATTGTTAAAGTTGTGCCTAATGTTTATGAATCTTTAGGCATAAGTATTAATGGAGATCGGTTTATAGATCGTAACTTTGGTTTGTCTTTAGATAGCGCACCAACAGCTTACACAGGGCTGAAAGAAATGTATTTATTAGGGTGGACAGAGCTGGCCCAGGTCACGATCACCCAAACAGATCCGACACCAATGACAGTGCTCGGATTAGCAATAGAGGTAGAAGCGTAATGGGAATGTTATTGGCAATAGCTAGTGCTGGTGCGAGTATTCAAGCTGGTCGAGCTAAACAACAAGCTTATGAGAGAGATGCTGACAGAGAAACATTTGCAGCAAAGGATAAAGAGATCCAAAGAAAGAAACGATTAGTGGCTGCATTAGCTACTCAGAATGCTGTTAGAGGTGCTCAAAATGTTGCAGCATTTCAAGGATCTTCACTTAATTTAATGAATCAAGATGTAGAAACATTTGAATATGATCAAGATATGGGAGCAGCTAACCTGGCTATGAAACGTCAATCATTATTAGAAGAAGGAAAAGCTGCCAGGCGTTATGGTTATCAAAGTGCTGGCAATACTTTATTGAATGCTGCTCAGAATTCAATGGACATAGGATAATATGGCTGAAATAACAAGATACCAAAGATCTGAAGCTGCCCAGGCAGTTCCAACATCAAAAGCAGAAGCTAATAATTTACAGTCCCTGGCTGAACGTCTGCGCTCATTTTCTGACAGACAGTTTGATCGAGAAGCTAAACAAGCTGCATTTGAAGGAGAGCAAGCTGGACAATTAGCTGCAAGTGGCAAGATTGGCGGTTTAGATCTTAGTGATAATTCAACAATTAGATCTAGGGCATTTAACAAAGGCGCTCAACTTTCTCATGCTGCTGCAATCAAAGTAGATATTAATGAAAACATCTCCAGGTTAAAAATGGAAAACCCTTTTGATGTTGCTGCCTTTACTGAAAAAGCAGCTGGCTATAAAAAAGGGATGTTGTCAAAAGTAGATTCAAGTTTATATGCTCTTGCTGAAGCTGATCTTAATACTGCCATTAGTAATGGAACAATAAAAATTGGTCAAGATTTTATGAAGATGGAGCAACAAAACCAAGTTGCTACTATACAAAAAGGTGTTGACGTTGGAATGGAAGCAGCTCTGCAAATGGCTGCCCAGGGAGATATTGAAGGATCAGATGATCAGATAAATCAAATTCGCACAGCTATTGAGGCTGGTATAGAAGCTAACTTACCTGGAGTTAATCAAGCTTATTTAGATGAAACAATGAGCAAGCTAAGTGAAGCAGCTGATTTTGAATTAATCCTAGGAGAGTTTAAAAGAGAATTAGACGCTAATGGTATTGAAGCAGCAGAAAATGCTTTAGATGCTTTTAGTGAATACACAGATCAGCTAGTTGACGAAAATGGCGACGAAGTAAGCATACTTCCAGAAACTAAAAGAAAAATTATTTCCGCAATGGAAACTTTAATTTCCAGGGATCGCAGTGATCAGTCAAGAGCTAATGCTGCTTTTAAAGCGCAACAAGCTGCAAAAACAAAAGAGATTAAAAGACAGGCTAAAAAAGCAATTTATGCTTTAAAGAACAATCAAATTCCAGATGGTATTGAGGATTTAGCTTTAGCTGCTCAATTAAATGGTGACATGGATGTTGCTGAAGAGCTAGAGTTAGAACTAATAATTACAAGACAAATGATTGATACACCAAATGAAGATGGAATTAGTTTTGTTGATCGCTCGCCCATAGAGCAAGAGCAAATGATTAACGATTTAAAAAAGCATAAAAACTTACCTCCTGGCACAACAAGATTATTAGAACGCATGGAAGCAACTCATGACTACACTATGTCGGAGATTAACAAAGGCAATGCAATGAATTTAGCTTTTGAGCAAGGTGTTATTTCAGATCTTCCACAAATTGATTTTTCAGATCCACAATTTAATAGTGCTGAATTTTACGAACAACGTATGCAATTACATCAAGTAGTTGAAGCTCATTACGATATGGAGCTTTCTCCTTTTACAGATATAGAAGCAAAATCTTTAATTAGTTATATGGACAGTGCAGAAGTCCCATTAGTATCAAAAGTAAAAACTATGACAAATTTAGTTGATGGACTTGGAGATGGTGCTTCTAAAGTAATGGAGCAATTGTTTGACAAGAATGCTGTTGAATACACTATGGTTGGTGAGCTTGTATTAAACGATAACCCAACGCTGGCTTTTAAAATTTTAGAAGGCATGGATCTTATAAGGTTAGGAGTTGTAGAAAAACCAACAGGTTTACATGAAGCAATTACTGGAGTTATGGGTGATGTTTTAAATAACAATCCTACATATAAAGGCGCAGTTATAGAAGCAGCTACAGCAGCGTATATGACAGAACCACAAACTGGAACTGCGGTAGGACAAGATGTAGAAACAATTGTAAAACAAATAATGGGTGGCATTATAGACATGGGATCTATGCCTGGCGGAAGGGTTCCTTATAGCATTATTCCTCCTAGTCCAGAAATAACTGCTGGAAACTTTAGCGATAGATTAAAAGATCTGCAACTTGATGATATTAAAGCTCATGCTAAAGCAAATGGTACTGAAACTGCTGCTATTGGCTACACTGATGAAGAAGTTTTAGATCTTATAAAAAATGAAAAATTAGTAAACGTACCTCCATATGGCGAGGGTGTTTACATTATCCAATATGGAGAAAGTGATTTAGAAATTTTAAGAAAACCAAATGGCGAACCATTTGAGTTTAAATACTTTTTACGCGCTGGCTTACCGGAAACATATTAATGAGCGCTTTTAATTCCGGTACCCAGGACTTTTACGATAAGGTAAACCTATTTGGGCCCACAATTGAAGAGCTGGGACCGGAAACGACTTATAGAGATAACTTTAATGCTAGTTTAGAAAACTTTAAATATGAGTGGATGTCTGGCTCTGAGAAAGGAGTTATAGGGGATCCAATTAAAGAGCAGCTGCAAAAATTAAGAACGCTTGATGATCCAAGCTATGATCCTAATGCTGTCAATACTTATGATATAACGAATGAGCGCATTCTTGATAGTTTTGAAAACGATAAAAAAGAATATAGGGATCGCACTTTTGAAATACTAGAATTACAGAAAAAACATCCAGAACTTGGATTATTAACCTACGATCAGATGATGGTATCGGTTCAGTCTGAAGCTCAAAAGATTCGTGAAAACATGGAGCAAGTAACAGGTAATCGTACCTGGGGCGGTGTAGCTGGAGAGATAGCTGGAACAGTTGTAGGTGCCTTTCAAGATCCAATAATTCTTGCTTCTTTATTTTTAGGTACTGGAAAAATTACTGGCGGTACTAAAACAGCAAACGCATTAAAAGCTTTCTTTACTGAAGCTGGAATTGCTATGGGCGCTGAAGCATTAATTCAGCCTAAAGTAATGGATTGGAAATCAAGACTAGAAAGTCCATACAGTTTAAAAGATGCTGCAATTACAGTATTAACTGTTGGTGGTTTTGCTGGTGTTATTAGAGCTGGTGGATCTGTTACTGTAGATGTCATTGAAGCAGCAAGTGCTGCAAGAAAATTAAGGGCCCAGGGAAAGACAACAGAAGCTGATATTTTAGATAGTTTTGTTGATATGTATTCTAGTGGTAGAGCTGGACCAGGAGAATTTTTAGAATCTCAATACAAGCCAATGGAAGTTATACAAAAGGCTTTAGATGAAGGTCGTTTACCTGGAGATTCAGATATTGAAGGATTAGTTTCAAGAGGAGATATTCAACAATTAAATCCAAATGATATTCAAGTTGATGCTGCTACATTTCAATTTAAAGCTGATGGTGATGCTCAAGGAGTAAGTGATGCTTTAAAAGGTGTTAAAGATTGGGATCCTATTGCAGCTAATACAGTTATTGTTTGGGAACGAGCAGATGGAGTTAAGTTTATTGCGGATGGGCATCAAAGACTTGGACTTGCAAAAAGACTAGCAGCTGAAGGTGCTGACGATATAAGTATCAATGCTTTTGTATTAAGAGAAGTAGATGGCTCCACTCCTCAAATGGTAAGAGAACAAGCTGCTGCAATTAATATTGGACAAGGCACAGGATCAGCCATAGATGCTGCAAAAATACTTAGGGATGCTGGGCCAGAGGGTAGATCAATTATTGACAATCTACCGCCAAATCAAGCACTTGTTATGCAAGGTAGAGGCCTATCTAAATTAGACGATGAATCATTTAGATTAATGATTGATAAAACTATTCCAGAAAGATTTGGAGCTTTAGTTGGAGATCTTATTGAAGGTGGCGCTAACCAGGCAGCAGCTATTCGTGCCCTGGCAAAAGCTAAACCAGCAAATTTAGTCCAGGCTAGATCAATGATCAGCGATATGAATGCAGCTGGCTTTACTAAAGTTAAGACTGATGATCTGTTTGGTGGTGTGGAGTTTAGTGAATCACTTATTGTTGAAAGAGCTAAAGTAATTGATAACGCTGTTAGTAGGCTAAAAAAAGATAGAGCTGTATTTAAAACTTTAACTGATCAGGAGAATAGGATCAGTGGCGGTGGTAATGTTTTAGATCGTGCTAAAAACCTTCAGCGTTTATCGAGTGATGAAAACTCCCTGGCAACTTTAACTGCCCTGGCTAACAATAAAGGACCAGTATCTGATGCAATAAATGAAGCAGCAGCAAAACTTAAAGCTGGTGAATCCTTACAAAACTCTACTAAAGGAATTGTTAAAGCAGTTAAGCAAGCAATTAAAGATGGCGGTATAGAACCAGAAGTAATCACAAAGCCAGAGATTGGCAAACCAGTTAAGCTGCAAGATCTTGATGATAAAAGTATTGCTAAAGCTGAATTAGAATTCAGAAGCAAACAATTAAAAGCAAATTTAAATGTTGCGGAATATCATAAAAAAGCAAAACCTCTGCAAAAACAATTTGAAAAAATTGGAAAAGAAATTGCTAAAGATCTTGGAGATGATGGTTTATTTTTAAGTCCAGGAATTAAAGAATTAAAAAAAGTTAAAAACAAGGTTAAGGATAAATACAAAGGAAAAACTGGACGACTAACTGATGTTATAAGAATGGGTTTTGCACTCAAAAATTATTCTGATACTGCCAAAATAATTAAAAGAATAAGTGATAAATATGAGGTTCTTGATGAAGGATTCATAATGAATGGTGCTGGATATTTTGACCATAAATTAATAGTTCGCTTTAAGAATGGTCAAATAGGTGAAATTCAAATGTGGGAGCCACACTTATTAGCAGCTAAAGAAGGCAAAGATTTTGTAGATGATCTTTTTACAGAGGATATGAAGAAATTTATATCTGATTTTGACGTGCCTTCAAGAGAAAATAGTGGACACAATATTTATGACAAACAAAAAGACTTACTCGAAGATGGAGTCATACCACCAAAAAATCAAGCAGAATTTAATAGATTAAATAAAGAACAAGATAAGCTTTATTCGCGAGCCAGCCAGTTTTCAAAGACTTCCTGGAACACAGCTTTAGAGAGTTTTTTGCCAGATTCCATAACATCAAGAGGTGAAACAGGCTCCCAAACTCCTGGAAGATCTGGATCGTCAATGGTAAATGCTGCTATAGATCCATCTGGTGGAGCTACGACAACTGCCGGAAAGCCTTCCCAGTTAAACCAATCGACTACGTCTGAATCATTAAACATAAATTCTACCTCTAAATCTATTATACCTGGTGCTACAGAACGTATCTATTTAAATGATCCAGAAATGGCAAAGATGATAGATAGTGAAATTATAGAAGCACAGCGAATTGTTGATCAGTTTGGTGGTGATTTCCAAGTGCCTTACTCAAGAGTAGATGGATTTGGTGAAGAAATAGTGGAGATTGAGGGAGCAAGAAAAATTTTCAATGATATAGATCAAGACGAAAAAGTTGTTAATGATCTGTTTACTTGTATGGGAGGATCTTAATGCCTAGTTTAATTCAATGTATTGATGATGGAGTTGCAGCAAGATTAGTGTCAGATCAAATGGCTTTAGATCTTAAAGATGCTGTCACTGGTTTTACTGAACGTCATATCCTGGAAGGTAAAGATCCAGCAGCAGCAAAAAGAATGGCACAAACAGATGCTATTGAAGCAAAAATGACTCAGCTTAAATTACAGCGCAGACAAAAAGCACTACAAGTTATAAAGATAAAAGAAGCTATAGATGCTGCTCAAGCTCATCCAAAAGGTTTCAAACGCGGTGTTGTGTCTATTTTAACTAAAGACATAGACGACATATTAAGCGAGTCAAATATTAACTATAGAGCAAAAGCAATACTTGGACAATTTCACAGCAAGATAGCAAGAGCTATGGAGCAGTTTCGCACAAAAACGCTTGGATTTCGCCAGGATATAGCTGGCATGAGAGATGTGGTTCGTGAAATAGAAGGAGTTGATACTGGTAACAAAATTGCTAAAGAGTTTGCTGAACAGATTTCTGGAGTTTTTGATGAAGCCAGGCTGCGCTTTAATCGTGCTGGTGGCGGTATTAGAAAATTAGAAAATTGGTTTCCTCATTGGTGGGATCCAAAGTTAGTAAAAAGAATATCTAAAGAAGATTTTGTTGACAAATTTGGATCTAAATTAGATCGTGACAGAATGATAAATCATCTTGGTATTCCAATGAACAACCTGGAATTAAGAATTTTACTTGAAAGAGCTTATGATGACATTACTACGGATGGATTAGCAAGCTTAGAGCCTGGAGCTAGAGGTGGAACTAAGATGGCTAACAGACACCAGGAACACAGAGTTTTAATTTTTAAAGACGTAGATGACTGGTTAGATCTTAATGATCAATTTGGTCGTCCAGATCTTTATACAACAATGAATGATCATTTATCAAACATGAGTCATGAAATTGCAATGATGGAGATCTTAGGGCCTAATCCTCAAGCAAGTTATGAATATTTAAGAAGCATGTCAAAAAAGAAAGGAGCTAACGACGTTAGATTAGCTCAGTTAGATGCGATTTGGAATGTAGCTTCTGGCAAAGTTAATAACGCAGTTATGACTACTGTTGCTGATTTTTCAAGAACAACCAGGAGTTTATTAGTTGCAGCACAATTAGGTGGTGCTTTCTTATCGTCATTAAATGATCCTTGGATAGCTAGAATGACTGCAAAGATTAATGGCATACCTTCTATGAAAGTATTTAAAGAAGCGCTGCGTCAATTTAATCCAGCTAATAAAGAAGATAGAATTTTTGCAGTTGAGATGGGATTAGTTGCAGAAGCCTGGACAACTCGTGCATTAGCAGCAAATAGATTTACAGAGATCACTGGAGCTGATTTTGCAGCTAAAGCTGCTGATGCCACTATGAGAGCTTCATTGCTTTCTCCCTGGACAGATGCTTTACGAAAAGGTTTTGGAATGGCACATTTCTCACAACTTGCAAAAGACTCTGCAAAAGCTTTTAAAGATCTTCCAAAACTTAGACAACAAGCATTAAAAAGATACAACATTTCTCCAGAAGAATGGGAAATATTAAGAAAGACTAAAGCTATTGAACACAAAGGAGCTAAGTATTGGTCAATAGAAAAATTCCTGGAAAGATCTGATTTGCCAACAAATCAAAAAAAATGCTTTGATCGGCAAAGTACAAGAAATGACTTTAGGTGAAATAGATCATGCTGTATTGATGCCAGATTTTAGATCAGAAGCAATAGCTACTATGGGTACTAGAAGAGGTGCGACTGGAGATATTATAAGATTTGCAGCAATGTACAAATCCTTCCCTATTTTAATGATTATGAAACAGCTATACAGAGGAGCTGCTTTAGAAGGAACAGCTAACAAAATAAACTATATTGCTC